CGCGCAGCTACCTGAGCAAGATGGTCAAGGATGACAAGCTGCTCAACATGAAGAAAGCATCTCTCGCAGATGGAGCAGACGAAAAGGCTATCAATGCTTATCATAGCAGCTTGCAGAATACGCAGGATCGTGTGCAGCTGCTGCTCGATAAGGGTGAGGTCATCGGCGAAGATTTAAGAGCGAAGCTTGCCGAAGCCGGTGTTGTTTTCCCGGAGGACGAACCGTCTGAGACGGTTGATCCTTCGGAAAATGCCGGTTCCACCGATGATAAGGACATAAAAGATGAGCAGGGGCAGGAGGGTTGATGAGATTCTGCGGCCACTGTCCGCACAGTCCAGTCAGTATTTCCTTGGCACGGGGCTGCATACTCTTGGACTGCTCGGATGGATACTCTCGCAGACAGGAAAAGCCGACGTTTGGGTAAGCACATTCTCAACGTCGGACGCTTTCTGCTCCGGTTTTCTTAATCTAAGGAAAAAAGGTCTTGTTGGGAAGGCTTCTCTCGTGGCTGACCTGAAGGCATCGAAGAAAACCATACAGTTAGCCAAGCTGATGAGCAGCTGCTTTGAGAACGTCTATCTCGCGCAGAACCATTCGAAGATTGTTCTCGTACAAAACGACCGATGGACGGTATCTGTCATCTCCTCTCAGAACCAGACTTATGGCGACCGTGCGGAGTGTACCATGGTAACAACATCACAACAGGCATTTCTGGATCTCTATACAGGACTCGACAGGATCATTAAAAAATCAATTGACCTCAATGGATTATTCGAAAGAGTTGCTACAAAAGATAGAGGAAGAGGCGAAGAGACTCATGACCCCCTCGGAGATATCCGCCCTTTTGGGTATTGATGAGTCGGAATTTATCGATGACATCAATACCTTGGGGCATCCCGCTCGTATCGCTTTCTTCCACGGCGTGGCCGTTACTGCCAGAGAGATACGTGAGGACATCCGCGACGCGGCACGCGCCGGGTCTCCGTTCTCAGTCTCCGAGTGTCTGAGCCTGATGGAACGGCAGCTCTCTTCTGTGACAATGATATAGACATGAGCTTACCAATCAATATAGATGAATATTCCAAGCTCGTTGTCCTCGACGACAACGAGCTGCAGCAACAGAATGTGGCCGTTTCCATCCGGGAACGGCTGCAACGGCTGCGTGGCATCTACGCCTACTGGCTGCAGTTCCCGTCGAAGTTCGACAAGGAGATTGTGGATTACGACATGAAGAAGTTCAAGGTGGGCAGGGCTCAGGCATACGACGACCTGCATCTCACCCAAATCCTGATGGGTAACCTGCAACAGGCATCAAAGGAATTCATGCGATGGAAGATCAACCGAGACCTTGAAGAGGATCTGAGGATGGCCAGACAGCGTGGCGACCTGCGCGCCGTGGCATCCATAGAGAAGAACCGCATCATGAACAATCGTACCGACAAGGACGATGAGCCGGAACTGGAGTTTGACAAGATTGTGCCGCAACAGTTCGAGATGACCGATGATCCGACGGTTATCGGCATCCAGAAGGTTCCCGGCCTGCGCGACCGCATCCGTAAGTTGGAGAAGAAATATGGCGACACGAAGATTGAGGATGCGGACTATGAGGAGATAAAGGAAGAGCATGATGGAAACGGAACAGGTTCATAGGGAATATTTCAACGACCCGCAGCTCTACTCCCTTGCCATGAACACGCGCGACGAGGTAATCGTTGCCGGGCGTGGTATGGGAAAGGGAGCCATACAGGCGGGCCGTCTGATGACGTGTTTTCAGGGTATGCCGGGGTCTATGGGTGGTTTCGTCTCGCCGTCGGTCAAGCGGTGCCTGACCAACATCCTGCCCTCGATGCTCATACATCTGGAGCGATGGGGGTTCAAGCGCGACCTTCACTATGTCGTCGGTAAACGTCCATGGAAGGCCTTGCACTGGAAATCGCCCATCTTCACGCCCGCCAACTGGGAGAATACCATCTCATTCTACAATGGCTCGGTGTGTAACATCATCTCCCAGGACCGTGCCGGCACCAGCAACTCGATGTCGCTCGACTACATCATCATCGACGAGGCGAAATTCATCAACTTTGAGCAGCTGAAGGATGAAACTTTTCAGGCCAACCGAGGCAACGAGCAGTACTTCCATAACTTCCCGTTGCACCACGGCATGACCATCACCTCTGATATGCCGGTGACGAAAAAGGGCAGCTGGTTCCTCTCCTACAAGGATGACATGGATAAGGAACTTGTGGAAGCCATCGAGGGACTGGTCTATGCCAAGTGGCGGGCCAAGCGCCAGCAGAAGGCGATGCCATCGCAGGCGGATGCCATCCAGAAGAAGATAGATCGCATCGACGCGAAGCTGAGCTTCCTGCGGTCAAAGTGCCTTCTCTATAAGGAGTACACCAGTATCCAGAACCTTGCCCTCTTGGGTGAGGAGTTTATCCGTCGTGCCAAGCGCGACCTGCCGCCGCTGACCTTCGCCACGTCCATCATGTGCAAGCGCATTGAGATAAGTACGGACGGCTTCTACGGCGGCATGAGGGAGGATGTCAACCTCTACACTGCGCCTAATGAGAATGTGCTTAATCTCGAAGCGCTTAATGACGGTGCCATCCCCAACGACTGCCGTCAGGATAGCGACCTCGACGCTCAATTGCCGCTCATCATCGCCTTTGATGCCAACGCGAACATCAACTGGCTGGTCTGTGGCCAGGTGGGCAAGGATGGCAAGCTCCGTGTACTGAAGTCCTTCTTCGTGAAGTACGAGCGGAAGATCCCGGAACTGCTTGATGATTTCAACGACTACTATCGCTATCACCGTCGCCATCAGGTAGTGTTCTACTACGATGCCACCTTCGTGGGCAACAGCTATGGCACCCATTCCGAGGCTTTCTATCGAATGATCATCACAGGCCTGCGTCGCAAGGGATGGAACGTGAAGTCCAAGTATATCGGTAAGCCGATGAACCACATCTTGAAGAATGACCTTATCAACCGTATGTTCCGCGGTCGTGCCCGTCACGTCGTGCTCATCAACCGGGATAATAATCCTGATTTGCTCATCTCCATCACCTCGGCAGGCGTGAAGAATGGCCAGAAAGATAAGAGTGGTGAGAAACTCGCGGAGACAGAGGAAGACAAGCTGGAGAGCCGTACCGACGGCTCCGACGCATTTGACACGCTGTGCATCGGGGTAGAGCGGTTTCCTATTATGCAATATCGCAGTGTGTCCACCAATACATATTCTAAATAGCAGCACTTTCTTTTTGCCATATTTTTGGGGCGTTACCGATGATGGTAGCGTCCTTTTTTTGTTTCTGCGCCTGCTTGCCAGATGCGTTCTATCATTGTAGAACTTCTGTCCTACTATCATTTGTGTGCCATGAACATCATGTATATTTTTTTCAGTTTGCTTTTGTCTCCGGCTCGGTTACAGAGGCATACTGAATGGCATCATGGCTTGTGCCATGCTCGCTGTTACGGTGGCTTCTGTTTAGCTGCTTGTCGTTGCCTCGATGTATGGTCTTAGCCGTCTCCCCTACAACATCTACCTTGATTTAAGGATTGAGTCTGGCTCAGCGAATGCGCTTCAACCATTTGCTTGGTGGGTTCAGCTTGAAAGTTATATTGTGTCATAATGATTTTTTCGGGCATTGTTGAACTTTGAATTTTTCCTTTGCAAAGTTAGCGCAATCCCGGCCCCTGCAAGTGCAAGCCTGCGGTTGTCTCGAAAAAATTTTCAGAAAGTTGGGGCAGGTTTGCCTATTCCAACTTTCCAGGCCAAGGTGAAAATTTTTTCGGCCAACACTTGCATTAAAGGCCTTTCCGATTGCTGCTCCTTTTATGCACGTAAAAATTAATAAAAGTTCAACAATTAAAAAAATTACATCATGACAACAACAACTTTCATACAGCAGAACCTCACCGCAAATGGTTTTACAAAGCGCAATCGCAAGAGCCGCCTCTTCTCTCAGAATCTTTATCAGGTAGATGTAGAAGGTGAGGACGGAGACCATATCACATTCGAGGTAACGGCTGACTCTTATGCAGAAGCCACTGCAACAGCTGAGCGTATGGCAATGGACGTGATGGTCGACATTCAGTATGTCACAGTAACAAGCCTGGATTAATCAAATATGTTTCACTGATAAAAATATACTATTATGAAGTTCACAGCACACAATGAGATTGTAATGGAGAAGTTCGCATCTATGATCATCGAACGCATCGAGCAGATGCAGGCCAGCGATTGGAAACAAGGCTGGATCGGCCGCACCATCGGCGGTAGCCCCGTAAACATCGAGGGCAACAAGTACCAGGGCTGCAACGTCTTCTGGTTGATGATGGACTGCGCAATGCAGAAATGGGAGTATCCTATCTATTGCACACTGCGCCAAGCCAACCGCCTCGGAGCCCACGTCAACAAAGGCTCTAAGTCCATGCCTGTCATCTATTGGGATTATTCTATCACAACTCCTTCTGGCCAACGTATCACCTACGATGCCTACCGTAAGCTGATGAAGAGCGAGCAGAGACAGTGTAAGGTGTTCCCGTTCCTGAAGAGCTACAACGTATTCAACGTGGCACAGACCAACATAGAGGAGAAACATCCGGATAAGATCAATGCCCTTAAGGATGGCTTCGGCGTTGAGATTGCCAAGGATTCACAGGGCATGTATTCCAATGCGGCACTGGATGAAATGATTGCCAAGCAGACATGGGTTTGCCCCATTGAAGCCACAAAGGCAGCCGACGGCGCTTTCTACTCACCCACACGTGATGTAGTGATAGTACCCAAGAAGGAGCAGTTTAAGCTCGGCACCACTCCTGAAGAGATATACAAAGACGGACAGGAGTTCTACTCCTCGATGCTTCACGAGATGATACACTCCACCGGCACGCCCGACCGCCTTAATCGCGAGAAAGGCAAGAAGTTCGGCGATACGCTCTATGCCAAAGAGGAACTGGTCGCTGAGCTTGGTGCCGCCAGACTCGGGCAGGTCCTCGGGTTTGACAAGCGCATCCTCAATAACAACGCTGCTTACTGTAAAGGATGGATCAATGCCCTGCGTGAGAAGCCTCAGTTCGTACTGTCTCTCATGAGTGATGTGGAGAAGGCAAGCAAGATGATACTGGAGAAGCTCGCATGATGCCAGGCACGGCAGATGAATTCCTCGGGGCCAATTGCTCCGAGGTTTTGCCGTGTGTCCGCGAAGGCACGCCCCCAGTGCCACAGTATGTCCTTAGCTTTCGATACGTGGACCGCGTGGCTGGTACACTCCTCGACGCATCGGACATACCTTGGCACTGGGGAGAGAGGATAAAACCGTGGCGGCACATGCCATGCGCTGGGCATCGCTGTCCTTGCAGGGCGATGTCGCTTATGGCCAGTACCGCTTCTTGCGTTCAGTTGCCACGCAGGCTAACCCACCACCATACAGTGTGCCGGTGGCAGGCCAATGGCACACCATATGGCTGTGGAGAGAGGTCGCTACATGATTGGTAGCGCGAACCGATGATGCTCATCCGTCCGGCGCATACCGCGGATGGGCAATTGCCACACCCCTTGCAGCGACAAAAGGCTAATTGCCTACGTTGCGGAAATAAAAGGTCTTTACATATACCGCTGCATCAAAGGGAGGCAATTGCCAAGGCCGCTTAGGGCGGTGGGGGCTGCTAAGGCAGGCAGCGGCGGCAGAGCCGCCACGCAAACCGCCAAATCGTTGATATTGAGCGGTTCGCGTTTTTTGACAGTGGAAAACTCGCGCAAAACCACCCAAATTGCCGTCTTGAAACGGTAACTTGGGACCCCTTTTGCGCGAAAAGCGCCCACTTGCCAAGGTTTTGACGTCGCTTTAGTGGGCAGAGCGGTCAAATCATGCATTCCGCCCGGGGACCGGAATTGCAGGATTGGGGGATGTATTATTTCTTGACAGATATGAGGGGGTGATAAAAAATCCCTCTAACGTTGGAAATATCCTATAATTTGCTTACCTTTGCAGTATAAGTTCAAGGACTTACAATACATGCTTCAGAGGTACTTGGCTTTAGGGGCGGTGCGCAGCGCACTCATTATACCGCCGCCCCTTTTTCTTTTGCAGCAAAGTGAAATTCATACGATAGATTTTGATTAAACATGTAACAAAACGGCCGGTATCCGCGAGGATGCTGGCCGTTGTCGTTGGGGAAATGTTAAATCTTTGATTGCAAACAAAAAAGTTAGCATTTTGTTTGGTAGTAGCTAACATTTTTGTTAACTTTGCAATGTCTTAATAAGTAAGACACAAGTTCTTTTACATCATGAAACATTCAGAACTGATTCGAACGTTGAAAAAGGCGGGATGCCTTTTGAAACGGCATGGTGCTTCGCACGATGTGTGGATGAATCCTTTAACGGGAGCCACAACAGCAGTACCGAGGCACGGAAGCAAGGAGATCAAGAGCAAGACGGTCAAGTCTATTCTTGATGACCTTCTCGGAGAGTAAAGAGGAGACCGCCCGGAGAGAAACCGGGGCGGTCACCTTTTCTGAGTGGGGACGGGTGTGAAAGAACGTTTTAAAAGAAAGGGCAAAAATATGAAAGTAGAAGCAAGGGTGGAAAGAGAGCCAGGAGAGAAGAACTTCTCCTGCTACATGCACATCGACAGCCTCAATTGTGGTGTGTTAGGTGTTGGCAGCAGTGCCAAGGCGGCTATCAAAGATATGCTGAGCGGATGGAAGGATGAGACCGACGAACTGCGGGAAGAGGGTAAGGAAATTCCGGAACTCGAAATCGAGTATAAATTCGATGTAGGCTCGCTCTTCAACTACTATGACTTTATCAATGTGTCCGGAGTATCTCGCGAAATCGGCGTGAGTCCGTCTGTCATGCGCCAATATGCGATAGGCATAAGGAAACCGAGCCCCGAGAGAAAGAAAGAAATCATGATGGGAATAAAGTCGCTTGCGTCGAAGATGCAAACGGCAGAGATATATTGAATGCTTCATGAAGAAGTAGACAATTACATGTAAAAGAACACTTGGAGCCTCCTGCGCGTGATGCGTGGGAGGCTTTTTCTTGCTAAACTTTTTGGAATATCAATGCTTTTTCTTACTTTTGCCAATGTTTAATCAATATCTATGGACAATCTTAATTTTACAGCAATCGATTTTGAGACAATGACACCAGAGAGAAGCTCTGCCTGTGCCATTGGACTCGTAAAAGTAGTTGACGGCGTGATACTCGAGAAGTATTACACCCTGTTGAAACCCATCCCGGATGATCGCACAACCACAAATACACATGTAAACGGCATAACATGGAGTATGGTGGAAGATGCACCCACTTTCGAGGAAGCATGGCCTAAACTGGAACCATTCTTAGTCGGCCAAAAACTTGTAGCTCATAATGCCGAATTCGATATTGATGTGCTGCAGCATCAATGCGACTTCTACAATATACACTTCAACATTCAAGGTGTAGTGGATACTTATCAGTTAACTCACAAATCTCTCGATGATGTCTGCTCAGTTTTACACATTGCTCTGGACAGCCATCACGATGCTCTATGCGATGCGACAGCATGTGCTGAAGTGGTGTTAACGCTCAGTGGCAAAAAGCTATCTCATCCTACTGGACAGACAAAAAAGCATATCAAGGCAAAGGAACTCAGCAGTGAGGCAAAACAGCCTCTTGCCGCAGAAGAGGTTGAGAACAAGGATACCACTTTCTTTCAGAAGAAAGTAGTATTCACTGGAAATCTAACTGCCTTCCCGCAGCGTGAGGTGATAGCAGAACTACTCAGAAAGTATGGCGCAGACATCAACACGTCAATCTCACGCAAAACTGATATTGTGGTTATGGGTTCGGGAGCAGGACCTTCGAAGATGAAGAAAATACAAGAACTGCAAACAGCTGGTTATGACATCAGAGTCATTCATGAAACTGAGTTCCTCCAGATTCTCAACGATGAAAATATCAAATAGCTTCCACTTCTTCTAATGTGGATTAATAAAAAATTCAATCACATGACAAAAAAAATCTTCTTGGCATTGCTACTCGCAATGCTCTCACTGGGCATCAATGCCCAGACCGTTACCAAAACTGAGGACGGAAAGTACAACGTCTATTGCACCGTTGTAGGTTACAACAACTTCGGCTTCGGCAAGCTCAAAGTCATTCTTGACATGGGCTATAGTACCAAAAATGAGAACTCCCTTTACGGTGAGGACGGAAAGAAAATCAAGTTCAACTCTATGATGGAGGTGCTTGACTATATGGCGAAACGTGGATGGAAGCTTGTGAATACTTACTACATCACCATGGTAGGTAAACAGAATGTTGTCAACTACGTAATGGAGAAGAGAATTTCAAATGATAGTGAAAAGACTGAGGGCTTAACCATTAAGCCTGAGGAATAAGTCTGAATGTTAAAAATGGTGGTGAAAACTCATTTTCTCCACCATTTTCTTTGCCGTTCCGCTTTTTCTCCCTATCTTTGCCAGCGGTAATAAGACGATGGTAGTCCATCCCGGTGAGCAGCGGTTATTGCTCGGACATCAAGGTCGGGCTTTTTTTATGCCTGCAAAAAACGTGAGTAACTACTCACAAAAGATATTGGCGGTTGCCATTCCGTAGATTTTGATCAGCCCATCGGGTGAAGTCATCGTCTTATTACCAGCGGAATCGGCAGCCGCTTTTCTATTCTGCCAAGAGGCCCGGCTATCCGGGAAAGGTAATAAGACGATGCATTATGCAGCAAGCAACAATCAACTTCACCGCGTCTGAGGTCCGTCAGCCGGTGAGCCTCCGGGAGAGGGTGAGAAGTACGGGCAGAGAAATCAACGAGTGGCTCGACACGAGGTCGGCGTTCTACAGCCGTATCGCCGAGTTTGAGGTGACACGGAGAGCGGCCATCCGTATCGGCATCGTGCTCCCCATGGCCATAGTAGTGGCTGTGGCGTGCGTGGAGCAGGCCCCACTGGTGAGCATCACGGCCATGACCGTGAGCGGATGGATTGTGTACCGGTTGAACAAGAGCGAGAAAGGAGGGGAGGTATGAACGAGAAAGAGAAAGAGAGCCTGGAAAAGGTGATCAATGCGGAACTTAAAAAGGGTACTTTGCTCCACGTGGAGGTTGAATACGTTCTCGGCACAGACATCGTAGGCATGAAAGTAAACATGGAAGGGAACACACTTGCCCTGCTGAAGATGCTGATCTCAGCGATGGCCACCCATAAGCAGCTGAACAAACTCATAAAGGCCGCTGCTGCAGCCTCTAAAATTGTCCATGTTGACGCAGTAAAGCTTAATATGAAGAATCAAGATGAGAAAGGAGGCGAGGCATGAGCAAGCTACTGTTGGACGGCAAGGCCGTGGCCTTGCTTGGCGACTTCTGCGACGCAGATACGCTGCAGAACCGCATAGAGTTGATTGACGACGTGAAGGACCGCCTGCTCATGGAGCTCGGCGACAGTGAGAACGACGAAGAGCGCAAGACGCTCACCGACTGGATGATCAGCCTTTCGGATATGAAGGAAGACTTAAAGAAGATTAGGAGGGCACAACAATGAGCAAGGACCTGAAACAGTTCCTCGACTGGCTGAAAGAGAACGACCGCACCGAGGAAGAGAAGATGCAGTGCAAGCTGCTCGATGAATACATGAAGACACGCGACAACCTGCCCGGCAAGGGCGTGACGGGCACGGAGCTCGTCTTCGACCCGAAGTCCTCGGAGGAGATTGCCGAAGACCTGCAGCCGATGTACTATATGGACATACACATCATCGCCAACTACATGTTCATGCACGAGTTCGGCACCACCACCGTC